AAAGAGTATGTACATGCTAAATCATGGTTACCGGGTATAAATATAATATGACTAGTATTTAATGATTTAGCCCATGGAATAAATCGCTTATCTATCCATTCTAAAACTGCTAAACAATCGTGCTGTATATATAATGGTGACCAATCGCCAGCTATAATCAATACATCACATTGCTCTTTTATGGTAATTAAATTTCCATGAAGATCAGATATAGCAATAATTTTCATCGTACTATACTCCAAAGTAAAGGGCATAATCTACAACGATTATGCCCTAATAATATACATTAAATTTAAAATAGATTTAACTCTAGATAGTATCTTCAAAGTAACGATCGATACTTAATTCAACTGTAACAGTTTGCGCTTCACTTGCATCGAATGAAAATTCTGCACCCATGCCGAATGACTTAGGCCATACACCTTGGAGATCCCATTTTCTAATTAATGAACAATCTGGGCTGTACATATAAAGTGTACCGCTTGTTTTATAATCACTAACAAGACCCATTAGTTTGTTTTCACGATTAAATACTCTATTAAACCATTGCTGCATTAGATCAATCTGGTCTCTACCAATTGTATCATAAATTGTAAGAGTAAGATCTTCATAAGAAGGCGCAGCAGCTACTTTTACAGTGTCATTACCATGCTTTAATTGAATAGGCTCAGCATTTACTTTTGGTGAACTGATTGATTTAACTGATAATCTAACGTGCTCAGCTAATACATCACCCTGTCCACCACCGAGACCTAATTTACCTAAATCAAGCACAACTTCGAATTGATTTGTACGCTGAACTTCAAAATTGTGAGATTCACTCGCAAAATGAGCAGCATCAGTATAAAACTTTCCTGCTAAATTATCAGCCATTATTTCCTCCATATAAGCTTATATATTATATTACAAACTCTAACTTAATGCTCTCTGATACTTGTGAGAAAATTAATATTATATTAATTTTTACTGTCTGGAATTCTGTTGAGTAATCTATTGAATAATTAGAAATAATCCCATCTTCTTTAAATACATCAAGAATTTCATTACGAATGTAGTTTATACAAGACTGTACACTAAACGCTGTGTTTAATATGAATTTTTTGGTTTCAAGATACTCTTTTACTAATCTTCTAAGTCTTACAAAATTTCTTGATATATGACTATATCTTAAATTTGGCAGCAGCGATAGTGATCTATCACCATGAATCGACGGATATCCTGTATCAAATAAAACTACAGAATTACACCTAGAATCTACTAATTTATCAGCTGATGATTCTGAAATTACTATTTTAATACTGCCGTTAGATATATTTAACCCATTAACGCTATTTGTCATATATGGTTCACCGGTTAACAGTACGTTATAAAATGACAGTGTAGCTGCTGAGTAAAATACCTTTAATGGATTATCATATGATAAAGAACGATCTATAAAGTCACCAGCGTAACCGTAATATATATCGCAATTATACTGTTCTGGCAAAGTGTATGATTCATATAATGAATCATCTCTGGTAATAATATCTATCGCAGAAGACACAGGTACATCTGGTATACTAATAAATAGATATGTATCACTGTCTTCGTTAAATTTGTTCAATAAATAGGTTTGAATAACTGCATATTTATCAGAATCTAGGTCTCTCATTACTGAGCGTACAATATTATTATCACTGTCGCGATCTTCTTTTGACTTATAAAGCTTGCTCATACATACTAAATGCGGTGCTGGGTTTTTATCAGCAAGAACATCTATTGCTTCAAAGTAAGCGTTCTCTACAGTATTAAAGTCAGATAAATTATATGTGTAATCGTTTGAATGTAAATTATACCAATATGATTTATTAGTAACTATACCATTTGACACTTCGTCATAAAAAGTTATGGTAAGTTTTTTATGTCTATCTAACTCATCAACAAATGATCGATTATTTGCTGGGTCATTATTGACGTAATGTATTTCTAAACCGTGATTTAATAAGGCATCAGCAATATCGCTGTCTGTTACTTTACTTAAATCAAATATAATCTGAATATTTTTATATAAACGAGACTTATCAAGTTTTGATAAATGTGAAAAATCTTGATAAAAAGACCTATTCATATAGTACAGTGATACATTTAGCCTTAGCCTGTTTTTAGATATGCTGTATTGTATAATAGGTTGGCACATTTTTATGTTTGACTTTAATTTATAGCCAATTGTGTCATTGCCGCTATTATCTCTAAACATAAATTCGGTGTAACCATTGTATGATACTATATAAAAGTCATCGTCTGAGGCTTTCATATCATAAACAGATGATACGTATACCGGTACACCAAGTCTAAGTAAGTCATATGCTAATAGCAAATCTGCATATTCTGGTGGGTCTATAAATGGATCGCCAAATTCTTTAATTAACTGTTCTTGTGATGTTAATAGATTACACGAACGATATACTTTTGTGCCATCTATATAGGTATGTGGCAGTGTAATAGGTGTACGGCATATGACAGCGCCTATACTAGAAGTGTTTAATAATAATTTATTTTGAACTGTTACGTCTGCCATATAACTATTCTCTTTACTCTTTTGGTATTGAATAGGTCAATACATCTTCATTGTTTACTTTAACTTTCATATTAAACTTTTCAACTGTCTTCTCTTTATACTTACGATAAATATAAGCATTTAACTTAACAGATATAGTAGCTCTATATAAAGCATTTCCAGAATCAAAGTTCTCTAAGTCAGATGTATCTTCTACATCTTCTACAAATAAATGGCACGCCTGCTCTTTGATCAATTTGTCTTGAGTACCGTCTGATTTTAAATTGTAAAATCCAACATATGGTACTCTATTTAAATTCTCCTGCAGTTCAACCATTAATGTATCAAAATTATCTCTTTCAAAAGAAATAACATCTATATAATATGTTAATTCAAATGTAGAATTAACTACTGTTACTGCGTCATTATGGCCAGATAGAACAATAGAATTCGCTAATTCTGGGTCTATATTCTGTAGATGATTAACTTTATACGAACTGTTACCAGTTAAGTATGGATCACCAGTTCTTGATCTAGACCACGAATTATATTCTTTAGAAAATATAGGGCAGTTTGTTCTACGAACAGTAATAATTGGAAATTCAACATCTTGTCCGTTTAATAACTTTCTATCACGAATCTCTTTAATTGGAAGTGAAATTCTGTTTACCCAATGTGTATTTTGATAGTAAGTTTTTATTCTTTCTACTAAAGCAAGGTCATAGTCTCTAATGTCAATCATTTTACTCGAACTCCTCTTTGTCTACATGAAGATAATTAGTCTTCATTTGCTTTTCTGTTCGAGGTCTATTTGGCTCGTCTTTATATGTTATTAATCTAAGTGCATATGACATTCCAATTAAATAAGAACTATTACATTCTCTTACCTGGTAACAATCACCATTACACAGTTTAATGACATTAAACTCACGTAAATTAAACTTTGTACCACAGTATACCATTGGTGTTAATGCAACTATTGACTCTCTATCAAGATCTATTGTTGACCATTTTAAGTTTGAAAGAAGCCTAGTGTCAATATATTCTTGTAAAAGAATTTTATATGGCACACCAGTTTGAAGTACTCTATCATCGAGATACATGCACGAGCTAGAGAGATCATAAAGCTCACAGCTTATGCCGTACAGTTGAAACGCCTCATCGATTTGTCTAAGAACTAGACGTTTTTCTTTATCGCTATATAATAAACTAGTCATTATTCATCTTCTTTATTATGCGAATGCACCGTTTTAAAATACTTTTGAAACTCATTCCACGTTAAATGGCCACCTTCTTCTTTATGTTTAGTATATTCGGCTGTAATAATTTTCATTCTGCTCGAATTGGCTACGCCTATCTTTACTTTATGTTCATCTGAATGCTTGATGCCTATATGCAGTGCCCTCATTTTATCTTTGTAATTACTATCAGACCATATTTCTTTCTGCGTTTTACTTATTTCATTTTTTCTTTCGTCCGATAAATGTATCCCGTAATTTGGATTACCGGGGCCGCTAAATCTCTCAGACTGTACTAATCTTCTGCTACTATCCCTAGCCCATGCAGCTTTCTGAGAGTTACTCATTTTTTCTTTAGTCTCTTCAGTGTGATAATGACCGATATGCGACTTGCTTAATTTCTCTATATGCTCATCTGAAAGATGCTTACCATAAAAGTGGTGATTCTTACCAGCGTGTTTACCTTTTCTACTTCTACTTATACGACGCTTTGTTTCATCTGACAAATGTTTTCCTAAATTAAACCTGGCATTATTTTCACTTAATTTTTTACGAGTTTCTGCTGATGCTGGTGATCTATTTTTTCCAGCTATACTTAACTTCTCTCTTGTTTCTTTAGACACTGTTTTATTTTTATGAACTTTACTAACTTTTAATCTCCTTTCATATGGGTAATTATTTTTGTTAGACTCACTTATTTTCTTTCTAGTTTCTTCAGACTGTGCATGATATCTACTGTGATAGTCTTCAGTCCAAAATACTACGTACTTACCATATTCAAAATGTTCGTTACCATTTTCATCAATTTCAAATCCAAACATTTCGTAATGTTCGTCATTATATTTTCTCTGTTCTTCTGTATCTCTTAAGTGATGAATTACAATTGCACTGCTGTCAGTGTTATATTTAAGAGATCTTTGAATTTTTCTAGCTTTATTATACCAAAAGTATTTATGTCTACATTTAGAAGCTACCCATTCTTTTCTATTCATACTCAATTACCTATATGTATGTTTAATTTATAAACTGCACTATGCAGTTATATTTTATAATAATAGATATAGTAATGAGCAAGCAGTTTAACCCAGACATGCACGAGCTAGAGAGATCATAAAGAGTACAGTCTATTCCAAATAATCGAAATGCTTCATCAATCATAGAAAGCTGAAGAGATTTTTCTTTATCTGAAAATAAAAGACTAATCATCTTCTAACCCCCTGAGATTTATTTATAGCTAATTTATTATGTGAAAGTTTTCTTTTCTGTATAGAACTTTCTGAGCCCTTAAATTCTAGATACAGCTTATGAATTATGTTGTTTACGCTATTAAGTACATAAACCCAAAATGTCTGGCTTAAATCATATACTGCGTAGTTAATTAATGGTTTGTTACTAAAATAAATTACTCTACCGTTAAGCTTTAATGAGTTAATAATATCGTCTACAGTATAAAAATCTCTTGAATTTTCTTCTAAAAAGTACTTACGCTCTTCATCATCTTTCATAAATACACTGCACTTTCTTCTAAGATACTTTTTTGTATACTGTAGAAGATATTCATTAAAGCTAGAATCATCATACGGTGAAAGAATAGACTTCATTCGGTAAACTGCTCCAAAAGTAAACATAAATAAAGGCAGCCTCATTATCATTAGATATTGAAGCTGCCTTGAACTAATTATATTATGTGTTAGCGACTAAAGCGTTTGCATAAATTGCGACGACGTGATTCTGTAAAACGTCGTTCTAAATCAGCGATACGTTTTTCAAGTGAGCGCTGATATGACTCTTCAGCTTCAGCTTCTTCCTCTGCAGGTTCTGCTTCCTCAGGCTCTGCCTCTGGCTCTGCTTCTTCAGCTTCAGCTTCTTCCTCTGCAGGTTCTGCTTCCTCAGGCTCTGCCTCTTCAGCAGCTTTCTCTGCTGGCTCTAAAACTTTTTCAATACGTGAAACAAGATCAGCCAGACGAGCTATATACATGTCTTTAGCTGATGCATCATTTTCTGTATCTACATGGTTTTCTTCGACGTCTGACATTTCTTCAGACTCAGCTGGTAGCTCAGCTTCGTTTATAATTTCTTCAGAAGCTTCAACTGTTACTCCCTCAGAATCAACAGACTCATTTTTAATTTCTTTTAGCTTGCGCATAATAATTTTCATTTCATTAATTCTATTCATATTTAACCTCTATATAAAGTTAGTGTTTATCTAACGAGTTGCATAAAATAATCCAAGAGTGGTACCTAGCTTTTCTTCGAGCTCTTTCTTTTCAGTAATGCCCTCAGCTTTAAGTTCGCCACCGTTTGTTTCTATAGGTGACCCTGTGATCTTTACTTTAGATCGTATTTCACCTTCAATACATTTAACTAATGCTACTGTATAATCTAATACCCAATTAGAATAATCGTCTGTCATAGTTGCTATTGAATTCTCTGTAATAGCTTCTACGGTCCATGGCGAATTACCGCCATCAATATATAGAGTATCACCTATTAAACGAAATCCAATTGGGTTTAAATCACTTTGTACACTATCAGTATAATAATTCCATAATGCATAATCAACTAAAGAGTGTGCTTTATTAACAACATAAAATCCATAGTTAATTGCTTTATCTATATTTGTATCTTCATAGTCATCAGAAGATGTTACACGTACTACTGCATACACTTTGTGATGTTCAAATTTGACAATATTACCGTATACAGTAATAACCTCCATGTTATTTAGATATGGAATTACTTTATTTATAGCAGCATCTACTTGTTTTGATATCATGTCATCGGTAATCGCCAAGTCAATAACTGGCCAACCGAGTCTGGTTTTGACGTCTTCAAGTAACTTTGCTCTATTTAACATTTTAACTATGTTCCTGTAAGAATGCAATTACCTCTTCTTTTTTAAGTTTACAATACTTACCAGTAATTGCTTTGTATGCTGCTTTTAATTTATTGTATGACATTGTAGAATAATCTAAACTTTCATTATCTGATGTCTGTTCGTCAGAAACTAACTCTTTATCTTCTGTATCTGACTCTGTATTAAGAGATTCTTCTAAATTAGTCTCTTCATTAGAAACACATGCTTCTGTGGCTGCTTCTTTATTACAAGCTGGATCTGATATACATTCAGAAGATTTAACTTCTTTAACATGCTCTTTTTTGGATTCTTTAACAGCCTCTTTGTCTTCAAGTGGTTTAAGCTTTAGAGTTTTTACAAGAGCAAGATAATCTTCATATTCTAGCTCTAATGTATTTGCACCAGGCTGTAGTCGATATGCTTTACCATTTGATGCATACACAGTTTTAGGCCTTTTTAGCTTAAGATTTAACTTTAATTTTACCATACTAGTCTCCAATTATTAACGAATACGATGTAACTTTTTGCGAATATATAAACTTTCTAGCTTTGTTAGTCTACGTGAAAGGCTTTCTAAATAATCGTCTTCAGAATCTTCTTTTTCACCTTCTGTATTGTCTGATACGATGTCTTTTAACTGATCAATTTCTCTGTCAGCCAAAATTTCCTGTGCAGCATCTACATCACTTACAAGCTCATTTTCAATATCTTCATCTGACTGCATTAAACCTACTTTCGCTGTAATGCCTTTTGCTAAATCTACTACAATACAATTTTCTCTATCAACAATTGTAACTACAGCCATTAAATTGCCATTATCATCAAGACATTGCATAGAAGCGTCTTGATAATCTTCATTTTTGCTGGTCTTCCAACTATAATGAGCATATAAAATACTCTCAACTTTCTTTAAAATTGTTTTACGATTTTCTCTAATAGCATCTAAAATATTTTCGTAAGACTCTTTTTTACTATTTACAGTATCGTTTAGTTCATCAAGCTTATCATCAAACATTCTGCCACTCTCCGTTGCTTTATTATTTATATAATCGATTAGTGCACTTTTAGCTTCGTCTTCAGATTCAAATCCATCTGACTTTATTGCGAATCTATCCATTATTCTATTTGATAACTCGTATTGAACTAACTGATCGGCAAGCTTATTAAAGTCATCTCTAGTGTCTGAGCTGTTATTCTGATCACTTTTATTACCTTGCTTTTGTAAATCTTTTATAGAAAGATTGTCATTAAATACAAGTAACTCTAAAACGATAGATTCATCATTAAATGTAGGTGTAATATCGATAGAAAGCTCACCGGTACCACTAAATCGTGTAGGGCATGATATTGATAATGTTTTATTATTTATGGATTTTATAGGAAATAGCTCTTTATCTTTAATAGCTTCTTCCCAGGTCTTTTCCCAGTCTATTTTAGCCATGTACAACCTCCAAATAAATGTAAATTACATATAGTAGATATATGAAATATGTTATATATTTGCAACAACCTTCATGCCTTCTAAATGATATCCTGTTCTCACGAAGATATTTGTATAGCTTCCGGGATTCTTAACACATATGCAATTTCCATCTCTCATAGCCTTCATAACTAAAGAATGTTTAGCTGGCTCTCTATTTTTATAATCTCCAGCTTTATGCCATAATTTATCACCTATATATGTATCATTTATCCAATAGTTCATAAAAGAACTGCCGCCTTTAAGCATATGAACTTCTCCAAGATCTTTCATTTTTGGGCTGTCCATTAAGTGACCTATAGATCGCTGATCATATTCTCTTCTATCACAATAATAAACGATACTGTGATAGTCTGGGTTGCTTCTTATAATATATGACCATAATTTGCTTGCGCCGCCGATAACCTGATAACCTAATTTACATGCACCTCTAGCAATTTCGCAGCTGTAGTTGCCTTTACCAAAATAACTATGACCAATTAAATAGCACATATATGGCTCATGTGTAATTTTATCCTCAAGAACATAAGCAGTGTTTGAATTACGATAGCCTTCAATGTTGTTTTCTTCAAAGAACTTCTTCATTTTTACAGCTGGGTATACTGCTACTACGGTATTACGCGCATATACTCTTTTGGCAAATCCACAATGATATGTTAAAATATTTTTATATACATTTACTCTATTCTGATTATTTAAATATGTCTCATAAACAAAAACACATCTCTTTTCTTGCTTATGATACATTTCCCATCTACTAACTGCATCATTATCTCCATTTAACATATCTGCTAAATGAAAACAAAGACTTTTACCGGTTATCTCTAAATCGCCATTTTCATTTGTGAAATAATCTAAATTATACTCTTTTGCTAAATCAATTATAAACTGTAATTTATTCATGCTGTTCATATATCCCACAAGTGTATATCTTCTTTCTTTTACTAATATAAAAAGCTTCTTTAATTGCACTATAATTTAACAATTTAAAGTTTGGTGGTGGGTAGTTTAAATTTATGGCAGTACTATTTACATACGATAGCTTATTTACTGTACCATTAAAAGAATCTTTAATATAAGATATTATGCTGTCTTTTGATTTCTTCCAGTCATTCTCAAATACACTAATAAGTATAATTCCTAATTTATTACACTCTTTAAACTTGTTAAGGTGATAATCTCTAGGTTTATGATCTTCATCATGAAAGTAATTGCCATTAAATTCAATAGCTATTTTCTTTTCTGGATAATATAAATCTAATTCCTGTGGTGAAATTACGTATCTTGTGTTTCTGATTAGTTCACCACTATAGAAAGTAGAAATGAATTCAGCAATTTCAATTTCATAACTTGACGTTACTAATTTATCTCTACAGCTAGAACAATACGGTGGGTGATCTATTTTAAACCTCTGATTATTTAATCGCCATATATTGTTAAATTTATGACTATCATATTTGCCGCATGACGGGCACTTTGTTAAAATCATAGAACTAGCTTTTATATCACCAGACAGTAGCAGATCTCTCTGTAATGGGTGAATAATTTCCAAAAGCAATTTAAAGTCATCACTATCTGTTTGCTGTATAATGCTAAGTCTTCTTTCTTTTAATTTTTCTGAGTGTTCTATACCATGCTGCTTAAGCTGTTCTTGATTTTCTTCTGCCCACTTCTTATTTCTTATAGAAATATCTTCTCTTGCACAAGGATTTTCTTCATAAAATTGCTTTAAACCAGATGAAACGTTTTCACAGTACTCTGGATGATCTGCATAAAGCTGCTTCATTTCATTTGAAAAAGCAGCTTTTCTTTCATCATCCCAGTATAACTGTAATTTTTCATTAATACCATTCTGTATGTCTGGATTATTTTTAAGAGTTTCTTTTCTATTTACAATTTGACGTTCTAATATTTCTGGATGTTCTTCATAGGTCTTCTTTCTTTTCGCTGTTCTTTTTGCTACATTCTTTGGATTTTCTTTACACCAAATTGAGTGTTGTTCAGCTCTAGCTCTAATTATATCCGGTTTAGATGCCCATGTTTTGCATAATTTTTCTGAATATGCTTTTGTAAATTTAAAACACCCACATGAGCTTGTATGCCCTGATACTACTTTATCGTATTGTTTTTCTACTTCTTTACCACAGCGGCATCTACATTTAAAGTAATAGCGACCCTTTGCATTATCTCTATAAACACACAATACTGTGAGCCAGCCAAATTCTTTTCCTATGTATTCTTTCTTTAGTTCTTCTAAATTTAATCTAGCTACCATATAATTACCGCATTAAAATTTGCATAACATAGTATGTATAATATACATAGCAAAAGGGTGTAGATTAATCTACACCCTTAAGTTTATGCTATAAAGCTAAATACTAATTATGCACCAACAGTGCCCTCACCATGGAGGATTTTGCCAGAAACATACATCTTAGCATTTAACATCTTGGTCCCGTAGTAGCTGACGAGTCCTTGACGTCCGACGAAATCATCAAG